TAATAATCTAACCATAATTATCAAAGATACTAACACGATCACTACGGGTCAGGATAAGCTATTCTCAAAACTAGTAGAAAAATATCTCCTTCAGTTAAAACAAACTAACCTTACTAAAGATCAGTTACTAGAGTTACCATGGAAAGCGCAGGTAATAGAAACATCTAAAGAATATACGGCGGCTAGAGTATCATTGCTCAATGACAAACTTGTTATCCGAGTTCCAATGAACAACAAGTTTATTAAAAGGTTTGATGATATAAAAGACAATACGTTTAATTGGGATAAGACTAAAAAAGCGTACATATCTTCTATGAGTACCTATGCTTTAAAAATTGCATATACTATTCTTCCCAAATACTTTCCAGAAGTTTATTATTGTAATCACATTAAAAGAATATTATCGGAAGTGTCCACTTTAACTGATCCCAATATAATCTGGGAACCAACTTTAGTCAACATAAATAATAACTACTATATCATTGCTGTAAACGAACCAATAGGCAATCGTATAAGCAACATAGAACTTAACACTGATCCCAAAACTCTTTTTAAATTATCTAAGTTGGGTATAAAAACTCACAAAGATTTAATTGATAGCAAGATCAAAAAGTTTGCTAGTGAGTTTGTAACTGAAACAGAAATTGATGAAACTGAAATAGTAACGTGGTTAACAGAGCTAGATGTTAAACAAGTATTATTAGGTAAAGGTGTTCATACCGCTTTTCTTAAAACTAAACAACTGTTCGTGCCCTTAATTAAAAACTTAGAAAAGAACAATATTGAAGTTATACCCGTTAAATCTGATTTTGCAGTAGACAGCACTATCAAAACACCTGTATTATTACAATATCACGGCGATGAAAGTAGAAAATTCTGCGGAGCTGGTGCTGTTGCTAAATGTGTGTTTATAAAGAATTCAAATCCAATTGAGGTAAAATGAAAACAGCTAAAATAATTATAACCGATGAAGTAAATGTTAAAATTCAAGGATTAGAACTTGATGCTCGTAAAGCGTTGATGAAAAAATTTGAAGTGGAAAAACCCGGTGCTAGGTACTTGCCTAGTGTTCGTCTGGGTAGATGGAATGGTAAGATCAGCTACTTTTCATTAGGTGGCGCCACTCATATTAATTTACTAGATCAAATTATCCCTATCATTGATAACTTTAATTACGATATTGAACTAGAAGACTTACGCACTTACAAAACTACATTTCAATTTGAACAAATAAAAGAAGATACCTTTGCTAATAAAACTTGGCCTAAAGGTCATGTTAAAGAAGGTGAGTCTATTATGTTTAGAGATTATCAAGTAGAGATTGTAAATACCTTTTTAGCTAATCCGCAATCATTGCAAGAAGCAGCAACAGGCGCAGGTAAAACTTTAGTAACGGCTGCACTATCTTTGTCAGTAGAACAATATGGTAGATCAATCGTTATCGTTCCAAACAAATCATTAGTAGTACAAACAGAAGAAGACTATGTTAACTTAGGTCTTGATGTTGGTGTTTATTTTGGAGATAGAAAAGAACTAAACAAAACTCATACTATTTGTACTTGGCAATCATTGAACAATCTGTTAAAAGCAACACAATCAGGTGACGCTGATTTTACTATCAACGATTTTATTGAAGGCGTAGTATGCGTGATCGTTGACGAAGTGCACCAAGCAAAAGCAGAAGTTTTAAAAGACTTACTTACTGGTGTGCTATCACGAGTGCCAATTCGTTGGGGCTTAACTGGTACTATTCCAAAAGCTGACTTTGACAAACTATCATTGTTAGTGTCACTAGGTCCGGTTGTTGGTAAGCTTTCAGCCAGTGAATTACAAGAACAAGGCGTTCTTGCACAGTGTCATGTAAACATTGTTCAGCTAAAAGACGGCAAAGAATACAAAGACTATCAAAGTGAATTGAAATTTTTAACCACCGATCAACTTAGACTAGATACTATTGCTAAACTGATTGATAAAATCAAAGATACCGGCAATACATTAGTGCTAGTTGACAGAATCAGTGCAGGTAAAGAGTTAGTAGAAAGGTTACCTAACTCAGTATTTGTATCTGGAGAAATGAAATTAACAGAGAGGAAAGAAGAGTATGATGAAATTAGAACGAGTGAGGGCCGAATATTGGTTTGCACATACGGTGTTGCAGCCGTGGGTATTAATGTACCTAGACTGTTTAACATTGTTATGCTTGAACCTGGTAAGTCGTTTGTAAGAGTAATACAAAGCATAGGCAGGGGTCTGCGCATGGCAGAGGATAAAGATCATGTTGCCGTCTGGGATATAACTAGCGATTGTAAGTTTTCTAAAAGGCACCTTACCCAAAGAAAAGCTTTTTACAAAGAAGCTTCTTATCCGTTTAGTATTGAAAAATTAGACTATTAGAGATATAATATCAATATGAGAATATTAAACTTAGATGTAAACAGTTGTTACAATTTAGAATCATTACCTGAAGAAATAGACGATCTTCAGTTTGCAATATTAGATAACTCTAATCCAAATAATCCAGACTTTTATTTTATACCTCTGATATTTTTAGAGTCTTTTAACTCGCCTGCTGTAGTTTTACAAGTGGGTAATAGAAAAATTAAAATGCCAGTAGATTGGCAAATCTTAATTGGAGAATCTGAACACGGTGATTTAGAAACTCTTCCCTTGTCTAGTGTAAACGACAGAGGATTTAATGCGTTTCAATTTAATCCTCTTACTTCTTATGCGCCCGATTTTCTTCCTATAGAGATTGTAGACATTTATCAAGATGTAACTTGGTTTTCGCCTAGACTTAGAAATGGTCAGTTTTTATGTGTACCCATTGATGATAGCGAAAAGCCCCGATGCTTATATTTTGTTAAAGAGATTAGCAGAAACTGTGAAGTAGTTGATTACGGGAAAGTCTTTTAATGGCTAAAAAATCTGTACCAAAAGACGAAACTTTTGAAAATCAAGATTTGGATCTGTTCAAAACTTTAGAAGCGTTGGACAAAAAAGACTATGACTTTTTTGACAGGTTAACTCCCGAACAGCAGAAAAAGTTTGTACCATTTTTGTTAGTACAATGGATGAGTGCTATTAAAGGCAATAAAGATTTACAACGATATTATTTGCAAAGCACAGAATATTATGCTAACAAATATTTGCTAGATCATATGATTGCTAGTAAAGAACATTCTCATCCAAAACTACAATGGTTAATGTTGTGTGCTGCTAGCCCAGGCAAGGGGAAACAGTTTCATCAATGGATACCCAAGATAGGTGAAAAAGTAAGCTTACTTAAAGAAGCAGCTAAAACTAAAGAGATTCAAGACTACTATAAAAAGATATACCCAACAGCCAGTGAACGAGACATAGCAGAAGTAGCAGAAGTATTTGTTACTGAACACAAAAAGAAAGTAGTACTAGCTAAAAAATTCCCAACACTAAAATTAGACGAAATAGAATTGTTGAGCACTATTGTAACCGATGATGAACTTAATCAGTATGAAAGAGACTCAGGTAACTGAATTTGTTTGCGACTTTTGTAATAAGCAATTCCAACGCGAACAGTCAATGTTTAAACACATGTGCGAAACTAAGCGTAGAGTGCATGAAAAAGATAACGCTGGAAACAGAATAGCGTTTCAGTGCTGGCTTGCTTTTTACAAAAAGAATACAAACTCAAGAAAACCAAAAACTTATTTGGACTTTGTAAAAAGCGCATATTACATAGCCTTTGTTAAATTTGGTAACTATTGTGTTGATATTAATGCTATCAATATTACTAGATACTTAGATTGGTTGCTAGACAATAAAATTTCTATTGATAGTTGGACTAGTGATCAAGTATACAATCGTTACTTGATTTATTACTTGCGCGAAGAAGATCCACTTGATGCTATTGCTAGAAGCATTGAAACTACTATTAAATTAGCAGAACCAGATAATATTAAAGCTGGTGACTATTTACGATATGGTAGTAAGAATAAAATTTGTTATAAGATTACTAACGGCAAGATCAGTGCATGGATGTTATATCAAAGTCAATCGGGTATTGAATTTATTGAAAGTTTAGATGAAGGTTTACAACGATTGATCTTTGATTATATCAATCCTGAACAATGGGCATTAAAGTTTTTGCGAAACAAAGAACAAGTAAAGCAAGTTAAAGAACTATTGAAAGAAGCTGGGTATTAAAGTTGAGCGAACAGATATATTCATTAGATGATGTATCAAAGCAACTAAACATACCCAAAAGTTGTTTAGTATGTTCACATTGGACCATGCGAAAACAAGTTTGGAAGTGGGCTGAAGATTGTGATATAAAGATAGAATACCAAGGTTCCGAATTGTTTAGTATATCTGATATTTGGTATGTACCAATAGAAGAACATAGAATTTGGTTTAAACTGAGGTGGGAATGAGCTTGTCACAAAACGAGCATGATGAGATTCTAACTGAGATGGCGAATAATATTCGTAATCGTTTAGATCAAGAGTTATTATACAATTTGTGTATCACAAGTGGGTGGCATGGTGCAATAATTTCTTATCAGCAACTTGATGAAGTGATAGAATGGGTAAAACAAAACACTATAGGTGAACATCGTTGGTTTGATAATCGTATAGCGTTTGAACAGTCTAAAGATTATGAATGGTTTTTATTGAGGTGGGAATAAATGGGTTTCAATTATTACGATCATGTAGACATAATTGATTATGTTCCTACCAACCGAAAAATCAGGAAAAAGATTTTCATTAATAATGAATGGCAAGAACAAATCTTTATTCAGTGTGACTGGACTAGAGCTTTAGAAGATTGGTTATGGGAAAAATATCCTAACAAAGGTTACCTAAAAGATTGGTGGTTGACTAGTAAACGTGTTACAATAAACGATAAAATATATGTCCATTGGAAACTATGCGAATAATAACATTTAAAAAGATAGACAGAAGATACAACGGCGGTAATATTTATCAATATATGATAGAGACTCATGGTATGAATTCTCGGGACCAAATCAAGACGTTTAATGAAATTAGACAATGGTGTGAAGTAATTTGGGGACGTAGTTATGAGTTACACGATGCTTGGGCACATGACGAAGACTGGCCAATATGGGCTTGGGCTAACGATAGCAAGGACAGCAAACGCGCTATTTACTTAAAGACCGATAAAGAATATATGTTAGCTAAACTAAGATGGGAATGATATGCCCTCTCATTTGATGATAGATATAGAATCTTTAGACACATCACCCAATTGTGTTATTCTTACTATTGGTGTAGTAAAGTTTAACCCAAAAGGAACTGGTGTGCTTGATAGATTAGAACTAAAACCTACTATTGAAGATCAAACTGAAGTATATAACAGAATCATTAATGAAGATACTCTCAGATGGTGGTCGCAACAATCTCCTGAAGCACTAAACGCAGCGTTTAATGAACAGGGTAGAATGTCATTAAAAGAATGCATGGAAGTGTTATATCATTATTGTTGGAATCAAGATGCTGTGTGGTCAAACGGTGCCCCTTTTGACGTAGTAGTTATGGAAACAGCGTTTAGACAAACTTTAACTGATAAACCAAATCCAATACCATGGCCTTTCTATACAGTAAGAGACACTAGAACACTATTTGAAATAGCCGGTGTGAAACTAAAAGATAAAAAGTATGGTACTAAAACTACGCACAATGCAGTAGAAGACGCCGAACATCAAGCGATTGTAGTACAAGATGCTTATCAAAAGTTAATAGCCGCTGGATTAATGAAACCGTGAAATTAAACTTTGACGTAGACATTGACGTAGGTAATAGAGATTTGATCTTGGAAAAGATCAAACATATACCTGCTTCTATGCGTAATATTACACCTATTAGAAAACACGCTTCTGGTATATATCCATGCAACATACCATATGATCCTATAAATGAAATTGCAGCTATTTCTTATGAAGAGGCAGAAGAAAGGGGATACTTTAAGTTAGATATCTTAAATGTTCACGTTTACGAAAAAGTAAAAAGTGAAGAACACTTGATTAGTTTGATGCGTGAACCTGATTGGACTATGCTAACTAAGCGAGATATAGTAGAACAACTTATACACTTGAATGGTCAGTATGATACGATTAGAAAGATGCCTGAACCAATAGATAGTATACCACGGTTAGCTATGTTCTTAGCAGTAATAAGACCAGCGAAACGTCATTTGATAGGAAAAACTTGGCAAGAAGTAAACAAAACAGTGTGGGACAAAGGCAGTGATGGCTATAGCTTTAAAAAGTCACATAGTTTGGGTTATGCATGGTTGGTTGCCGTACATATGAATTTAATAAAAGAGGAACAACATGGATCTTAAACTTATACCTGAAGATAGCGAAGTACTAAGAGAAGTAGCTGAATCGTGGGACTGGGAAAAAGACGGTGATCCCAGTGAATTAGTTAAGGCTATGTCCAAGCTAATGGTTTTACATAACGGCATAGGTTTAGCTGCGCCTCAGTGCGGTATTGCTAAACGCATATTTGTTATGGGTAATTCTGATCATTTAGTAGCATGTATCAATCCAGAAATTATCTCAGGTAGCGAAAGAGTGAGAGAGCAAGAAGGATGCTTGAGCTTTCCTGATCTTTGGATGTATGTAGAACGATACAAAGATATCTCAGTAGAGTATTACAATGTTGCTGGTGAGAAAGTACAACAAGAATTTAATGGTTTAATGGCTAGGGTCTATCAGCATGAGCTGGATCATTTAAATTCTATATGCTTTGATGATAGAGTAGGCAAGCTTGTACTAGAACGAGCAAAAGAAAAGAGAAAAAAGATAAGAGAAAAAAGATAAGAGCTAGAAAAGGCGTTTAACTAAAGTAATTGATCTTCTTTTTGATCTACGCTTACCTAAATCAGTCATGCTGACAGTAGGTCCGTGTAATATTGCTAAACTTTTGTTATTAAATGTTCGTAAGTATGGCTTGAACACGGCCCAATCTTCTTTCAAAAATATATTGATTGGTATAAGTCTATTTGATTCCCACCACCAAATGTCACCTAGTTCTAAAAACTTTTCTTTTAGTCCTATCTCTACTATTGATCCATAATCGTAAATAGAGGTAACTATATCGTCCCGATTTTGTACTATACCTACATAATCTTGGCTGGCATAATGACACACAGTTATAAACGGGTGATTATCACTTAATTTTTTGAAAAAATCTTCTGCACTCATATT